CCCAGGTCAAACACGGCATGAACTGGTTTGGTTGCGTCATATGGGACTTTGCACAACCGCCCATCTAATTCTGCTTGCTGCAGCTCCTTAGCGAAGATAGCCCCATCGACTGATTGGCGGCATAGCCCTTCCCAAACCTGGTTATATGCTTCCAGGTCGCGCTGCTTTAGTGCGTCCTTTTCCAGCATCAACGTATCTGGAAACCAGGGGTTATCGCTCCAGTTGATTTTGATCTGGATGCAGTCCGCGGGGGGCTGCAGCACAAAGCGCTGATAAGTTTCGTCTGTTTCCAGCTCTGGGTTAAAGCTAATCCATATCTCGCTGCCCTGTTTGCGGATGGTCGGGATTAGGATGTTCCAGGATAGGCGGCTGGTTGTCTGAGCTTCTTCCACCCATACAACATCCACGCCTTCGTAACTCTTAATGTTTGCCACGTTGTTGCGTAGGCCTACGAAAGAAAACTCTGTTCCGTTCTTGCCGCGAATGCTGTTTTGGGTTATCTCATAGAAACCCAGCAGTCCAAGCGCTTCGATCTGGTCGCATAACAGCTTGTGGACGCTGTCTTTGATGGATGTTTGGAATTCCCTGGCGCAAAGGATTCGCATCGGGTCTTTAGCGCCTTTGATTAGTAGCGCCCTAGCTATGCCCCAGCTCTTAGCTCCACCCCGTCCACCATATGCGACTTTGTATCGGCTTTTCTCAAACAAGCCCTTGAGCTTAATTGGGAATTCCGCTTTAGCTATCGCCTGGTTGACTATGTCATTCATTCGGCTTTACAAATGTGACCTGGATGCCTTGTAGCAGCGGTGCGCCGTTCTCCCCCGTAATCTCTGTTTTAGTGCTTTCCCGATATTTCTTAGGGAATCGTGCAGCCATTGACCTGGACCAGATCGCGCTGTTCAGTTTGGCAGCGTCTTTGTTTTCCACCATCATGCTTTGGGCTATTGTTTCCCACCAATCCAGCTCCAGCTCTTTCGCCTGGTCCAAGGCGCGCAGAAATTCTTCGTGTCTATCTTTCCAATCGAATAGCACCCTAGTAGAAACCCCTAGCTTTGCGGCTATTTGTTCTATGGATTTACCCTGGCTGCCTAGCTCTACAACCTGGTCGCAGAATGCGGGGTCGTACAAGCTTGGGCGACCTACGGGGCGCTTTTCGATTAAGTCTGTCATTTCTTAGCTGTCTTAGCAGATTGTTTAAATGCTGCAGCTGTGGGTGCGCCTTTGCTGCCAGGCGAACGCATACGTTCTACGGGCTTGCCTTCGGCCTTTTGTTTGGCAATCCGTTCTTGCTTTTTGTGAATGTTGGCATAAAGTCCAGGTTTCATTAGCAGTTCCAGTTCTTTAATGATGCCTTAGCCCGTTCTGCTGGGCCTTTGGCGTTTTTGACTACACCTTCCATCCTGGCGCAAAAACTGGCCTTGCGGCCTTCGTCTTTTTTGGTCTTCGGATTAGGTGCTGGGGGCTTTAAATTGCTATTGTTCTTGGCGTTGTATTCAGCACGGCCTTTAGCGGTCATGCCCGCGCCCTTATCCGTTGGGTTGTAGGTCTTACCCTTCCCCGTTGTCTTGTGCGCTATCGGCTTTGTTTGCGGCATTGGTTTGGTCCAGTTGGGTTAACCAATATTGGCAATCCTGAATCGCCCCGCTTATCGCCTGGATGTTTTGTTCCATTTGACGGGCCTGGGCGGTCAGGGTTTCAATCCTGGCTTTTAGGGCTGCTTCGTTCACAGTTGTGCAACGTGAATAATGCCAAAATTGATTGTTAGGGCTTCAGACAATGAACCACTACTAGCATTAGAAATTACAACCGTAAAAGAACCAGCTGCTACAGCTGCAATGCTTAACAAATAAGTTCCCGCGGTTGCTGCGCCAGATGCTAGGGCAATTACTGGAATGTCTAATGCACTAACTGCGCTGTTTGTGACTATAAAAGCCACTTCTGCACCAGCCGCTAACGCTGCATTGTTGGTCACAATTTGACCAGCTGCGGCATTGAGCGTTACGCCCGTTGATTTGCTAGTGGCCTGGGTAACAGAAACGCCAGAAGTTGTTGTGCTGCCAGTTGTGTAACCTAATTGCCCTGTGATATTGTTCACTAGGGAATAATTGGCATCGATAATATCTTGGTCAAGATATGCCGCGCCAATTGCTTGTGAATTTGACATGATGTGATCCTTAAAAGAGTTAGGTTTGTGGATTATGCTTCAACTACGGCACAAATGTCCGCTTCTTGAATTACTTGGTAATCTTGACCGCCCACGTTATGCGTAGGCCAATTCAAATAGTCACCGTTTCCGTATTTAACAAAATCGCCGACTTTTACTTCTGTCACCATTGGGCCAATCGACATGATCGTGCCTTCATTAAATGGTTCTTTGTTGTTTACCACGATGATTTCGGATAGCGTCCTTACCTGGGGACGTACCACTACGCGGTCACGCAACGGCTGCAGCATCTTTTTTCCTTATATATTTGCGTTTAGGAGCTTCTGTAACCGTGTCGGTCATTATGTCGTACACGGGCATTTGTACCAGGGCCATAGGCGCTAGAACGTGTTCACCACACCAATCGTTTTCGTGTTTGTTAAGCATTTGTGGATAACGGCGGCAGCTTCCCATAATTTGGGCGTTCTTAAAGAACAAACAAGTCGCACAACTAGACACCGCGAGTCCCATCCATGTCTTCGCGCATAACCGCTTTGTTCAAACCAGCAGCCAGGCGTTCAGCCAAGCCTTTGTTTTCCGCTTCAAACATTCGCATTTCCCGATGTTCAGCGGGCGTTAGCGCCTTTAGTTCCCCTGTAGATGGCATCACTAATTCGCTCCGTTCCGCCAATACCGCTGGAACGTACTCTTTCGAGTGTTTCATACAACCTCCTTTTAACTTCATTTTCCTCTAATTTAGGCAACTTGTCAAGCTGGCTTGCTCTGGCGTTGCCCTTACCTAATGAATTGTCAACAATTTGAATATTCACCCGTTTGTTTTTGGCGTATTTCTTTTGCAGCTGTTCGATCACCTGGCGCGAACCCATGTGGGTTTTTAGATGTTCACCAATTGGGACGGTCCTACCTGATCCCTTTTCTTTTTCCATCCTGTGCGCCCGTGACAATGCGCCATTTTCTAACGCTTCTGCTGGGTCGCGGTAGGTGTAAACAATTCGGACCTTGCGTTTGGCATCCAGGGCTTGCTGTATCTTTTTGTCCGCCGATGAAAACTTGTTCATGTTGGTGTCGTAGATCATTTCGGCTTTTGCAAGCGCTGGATCGACTTTTTCCAATATGTCCAGGGCCGTGGTCTTACCCGCACCAGTTCCACCCGCGCTAAATACCACCGTGTTATCCATGCCCTTGGGGGTCGGCTGCGAGAGTCTGTCGGCATATATTTTTTTCATAAAGCTACTAGCGCCTTCGTGAATGTCCGCCGACCTGGTTCGGTCTTCCCGATAGTGTTGGGACATTTCTCGCGCTACATCGGTGTTAATAACTCGCCCACCCTTTGATTCTGGGTGTGCTGCGTACTCTTCCACCAGCTGCGGATATTGTGTTTGTATCCGATTGAAATATTCTTGGTCCGCTGGATGCATCTGCGGCTGCTGTGGCTGCTGCGGGGCTGGCGGCATAAACGCCGAAACCCTGTTCATGCCAGGGTCGGCCTGTGGTTGCCCCGCCGCCATCATTGCGGTTAGGGGATTAGCCATTACTGGCAGCTTTTACGGTCGTGCGAGTAGCAAACACCGCTGGATTTGCCACCATCAAATTTTTTGTCCGCGCCCATTTTATTGGTCATAGCGTTAGGAATGTTCTTCATTGCGCTACCACGTTCGCCAGATGCATCGCTAGCTTTGGCGTTGCCCGACATTGTGGCGCTTGCGCCGTAGCCTTTTGGTTCGTTCTTCATCATATTTGCCATGATTTTTCCTTAGTCTAAGTAGCGGAGTTTATACAACGTACTGTTAATTAAATCTGCGATTTCGTCAACAATATTTTGTAATTCGGTATCCTGGGGTAGCTCCTTGCGGGCTTCCAAGACAAATTTCTTCATGCTGGTTAAATACTTTACGGGTTCTTTTTCTGTATGAAATTCGTCAGGGAATTTTTTAAGCTGTTCATAGCTGCCCATATACGCTTCTGCGTATCGGTCAACCAGGTCAATAATTTGAGCATAGTATTTCCTTAAAGCTTTGTGCTTGGAAAATGATTCTGTGGACCAATGCATGAAATGCGTTACTGTGCTGGAATGCAGCAAAGTGGCGACAAATTCGGCTACTTCATGGTTCATGTTTGCACTATATCACTAAACGATGGAATTGGCACATTTTCAGGCCATGCGCCCTGATCACATAATTTTGCCACGGTTGCAACGTGTGCGTGTTGCCATTTTTCCTGACGCTGCGCTTTTGTCAAGTTTGCGCCCTGGTCGATCTCGTAATGGCAGCTCTGGCATAGCGCAGCCACCAGGTTGTCATCCGCTTTGATCCCGCGGCCCTTACCACCGCCCCAGTTAGTATGTGCGGCCTGGACCATCTCACCGCTTCCGCAGCATTGGCAGTCCAGCCCCGCCACCAGCTGCAGCAGCTTCTTACTTCTGACGTAATTGTGTTTGGCAATCATTTAATTTCGACCACGTCTTTTCCTTTGCTGCGTAAATAGTTGGCTGTCTTGGTGATCATAGTTTCGTAGACCGACCTGGAAACGCTGGTCCGTTGTAAGTCATGGTAGGCGCAGATTTCCCGCAAAGCATTAATCCCCAGGCCTGATAAACCCATTTTCATGGTCTTTTGGTAGCGCCTGGCTGCTTCGGTCATTGCCTGGCAGCCTTCTTCGCAGTAGGGCAGCACTTCTGGACCTATGCCGCTTTTGCCCATCATTTCGGCAATGTTCATCATGTCCACCAGCACCCGCCAATCTTCAACCGTGCCCCAGCCCTTCACCATTGCGTCAAACGCGCTCAATTCCCGCAGCCGCAGTTTGTCCAACAATGCCTGGTCGGTAACCCTAGCGCCAGAAATTGCGTGGGTGATCGGGTTAATCGTGGTTGACCAAATTTTCCGCTTGCACATCTTTTTCATGTTCGATTCCCTTTTGCGCCATCCAAGCTAGCAGCCATTCAATAAATTCTGATCCTTCTTCCACGGTGAATTTGTGGCTTTGCATTCCCATCTGCACCACCCGTTCACCGTCCAAGCTGGGGGCGATCTTG